GCATTGGTTGCTGAAGTAGATGCTTCACCTGCTTTTGTAGTTGCAGTTGTAGCAGAGGTTGCAGCATTAGTTTCAGAAGTTGATGCGTTGGTTGCACTCGTTGCAGCAGCCGTAGCACTAGCAGCAGCATTAGTAGCACTTGTTGTAGCACTAGCTGCGTCTACTAATAAATCCCATTTAGCACTATCTGTATTAGTTGTTAATGGTTGTGAACCAGAAGATGTATGACCTGTATTAGCTAAAAAAATATTATTTGTTGATGTGTCTTTAACTATATCTCTAGCAGCATAAGTAGTTGATGCAGACCAGTTACCTTTAAAAGTTCCTAGTTCTTGCGATACAACAAGTTCACCATTAGAATCAAAACCAAAAATCTTTCCTGCTCTTTCAGTTGCACCAACAGCAAACTCTGTAGATGTCATTGTGTTTGTTCTTGAAAGTTTTATAGATCTATCTATTTCTTCTTGTAGCTGTTGAATAGCCATCATCGATCTATCTAATCCTTCTTCATGACTTTCAGCAGGGAATGGATCGTTAGCAATATAATCGATTGCTTGTGTTTGTGGTGATGCTCTTCTTATAACAACTGTTTCTGTTCCAGTTGGAATGTTACCAGATGTAAATACAATAGTTCCACCATTAGCATTTCCTGCACCTGTAACTGTGTAGTGAGTAGTTAAAGTTTTAACTGTTTCAGTAGCCGAAGCATCCCTAATAATTACTTGAATATCAGCGTCTGCAAAAATTTTAAAAGTATAGTTAAAGGTATCTAAAGTACCATTTCCAGAGTAGGAATTTTTTACTGTAGTCGATGATATTGTCATATGCTAAAAACCTTTAAACAATGTTGATGGTTTTGTAAATAAATATTCTTGTTTATATTCTCTTTTAATCATTATTTCTACTCTTTATTGGTTAAATTCTGGCACTATAGAACCTGGTTTCATGTAATATGTTTGACCTCTTTTTTCGCTATGATTTGATTTCATTCTCTCCCAGTATCCAGGATCTAAAAACTCTTTAATTTGGTAGCCAATTAAATAATCATATGCTGCTTTAGTGTAATACAAATTTAAAAAAGGTGTATGACCCTCAACTAATTCGTAAAATTTTTTACCTGCTTTTTTAGGTTCGTTCATAGCTTGAACCATATCAAAGAATTTTTTTATATCTCCTGCAGTTGGTCCAAGAGCAGTTTCAAATATACCATTACCATATTCATTTTGTATTTCACTTATTAAGAAATCACCATAAATACCACCACCACCACCTTGTGCGAAAGATTGTAATATAACACCTTTCTTTTTAGGATCTCTAGGCGATCTACCTCTAATCATATCTTTAGTTGTCATTGCTATATATCCAAAAATAGTACCCATAATTACAAGACTTGTTAAACCTTTTAACATTGGTAAGCTACCTTCATCTGCTCCATAAGAATATAACTCTCTACCAATAATTTTTTTCCACATACTAATAGGGAACCCCTTAAACTGCATGACAAATCTAATAGTCTCTCCCATTGGAGTACCTTTTTCTAAACCTTGATTCATAATTGCTCTAGTTGCAGCATCTGGTTCTGGAGATCCATGCATACCTTGATCTACCAAAACATTTCTCCAAGTTAATTCTAAATCTTTTTTAAAGTTTCTTATTTCTCTTTGAGATAACTTTCTACCAACATATTTCATTATTGCTTCATCTGCAATTTCATTAACACCTTCTGCAGTTAAATATCTTTTATTATCAACTGCTAAAGTTTTAATTGAACGAAGCATATCCCATTTACCTTCATCGATACCATATAAAGTTAAAAAATTTCTTTCTCTTAAATCTAAATCTGAAAATTTTGTGCTAGTCTGCATTCCATAATGTCTAGATAATCCTAGTATCATTGAACTTTTTAATCTTGATACCCAACCATTTAGTGAGTTCCATTTAAAAAATGTATTTTGTAGTTCACCCATTTTACCCCAACTATCATTACCTGCAGCATACACATTACCCCTATAAGCAGTAGCAGAATAAGAATTGCTTACTACCTGTAATACTTCCATTGCAGCTTTATCGTTTGCGTTAAACAATCCAGTAAGCGCTTCAAATAAACCACTTAATAATCCTCTACCTTGAAAATTTGTACTCCCCATATATTGAGGTAAATCTCCAAAGGAAGTTATAGGTGTCATACCTAATCTTGCCATGGCTCCTGTTGATCTGACAACCATACCTACTTTTGCTAAAACATCATTTGAAATACCATTAATACTTCCATCTATTTCCTTAAATTCATTTTCAAAATTTTTAAAATTTAATTTATTAACTTGTTTAGGATCTTCACTTTTGTATTTTTTTCTTAACAGAGCTAAAATTTTTTCTAAAGTATCTTTAGGATTAGTTCCAAGTGTTTGCATTAATGCAATATTTCTTGTGCTAGTAGTTATAACGCCTAAAACATTTTCTTTTAAAGAAGGTTCTCCAAACTTAACACTATATTCTTGTCTACTTTTTGAATCTTTAAAATGTAAAACTCTTGATGCATTTAATCTATTAGTTACATTTTTTGTACCAAAAATACTTCCTGCACCATCATGTTTCATGTGATCGCCAGACATAAAACTATCAAAAATATTATCTAATATTTTATCTATTTCTTTAGGATCATTTACATTTACAAAACTTCTTTTTAAATCTAATCTAGGTTTGATATATTCTCTCCAAGCCACTCTATGATCACCAATAATTTTAGAACCATTTGCAGCTCTAGCCATTTTTTCTACATTATGAGACATTCTTGTAATCCAATCATCTATCTCACCTATGTTAGCACCAAGATCATTTAACTGACCCCTTAAATCAGATTGTATTCTCATTAATACTTTTGCAATTTGTTTAGCTTCTGCATTACCAGAAATCAAACCTTTCATTTCATCCATAATTTCTAAATCCATTTTACCAGAAGTTAACGCATCCCAGGATGTAGGTGATATTTCGTTTATTCCTCTAAAAAAATTATTAATTTCCATTTCTTCTAAAGCAGTTTGTCTAGATCCAATAGAATCTCTAGCAATTTTAGAAAATTTTTGACCACCAACTAATATTGATAAAATACCTTCTTCTGGTGTTAATCTAAATTTAACACCAGACGCTGCAGATAAATCTACTGCATCTATTATTTTTTGATAAATATCTATAGCCTTCATATTGTTGTCGGCTAAATTTCTTTTTTTTACTGCTTGATCGTATTCAAATTTATCTATAACTTCTTTTGCTAAAAGTTCATCTGTTTTAATTTGTGATTTTTCAAATTTACTTTCATTAATTTTTATTTTAGCTTCATCTAAAATTTCATTAATTTGTTCATCAGATATAAGATCACCAGTTAATCTTTTAACTTCTTGAAAACATTTAGATATTTTTTTTATATCTGCCATTAACTATTCCTCTTTGTACAATAAGTTCCTGCTTCTATAGCTTCTCTTATTTTAGTTTTGTTTTTTATATTGTTATCTATTTTTTCTATTTCAGCTTTATTTTCAGATATTGGAGTAAGATCTTCATCTTTAATATCTAGTTGTTTTTGTCTAACTTTAGTTGATAAACTAATATTTTCTGCTTCTGATTCTATTTCAGAAGTTACTTTTTCTTTTTTTGTCAACTCTACTTCAGTAGTTGGTTTTTTATTATTAGCATTAATACCTTCTTTTTGTTCTTTTAGTTTAGCTTCATCGTTTGCCTTTCTTTTAGCTTCAATTAAATCTCTTTCTGTTTTTTGTAGGTTTCGTAAGTTTTGCAAGTAAACTTTTGCAGATTTTCTGTCATTATTGTCTAAAGAATTTTTATACAAACCTTTATATTCTACAATTTGATCTTCTAATTTATTTAATCTTGGATCACCTATTTTAGTTTTTTCAACTACAAGATTTCCAGTATCTACCTTTTCTCCTTTTAAAACTTTACCAACAGAATATCTTAATAATGCTTGTTGATTTTCTGGAGAGATAGCAGCAAGTTTTTGGTAAATATTTGGTTTACCTCTTTTTTCTGCAATAAAATCTCCTATTCTACCAAACCCAACATGAGCTGCCGAACCTATAAATCCACCTACAGCTATATTAGCAAAAGAATCCCACGCATCATAGTTTGCTTGCTCTGATTTTGCTACACCATAAACAAGAGGTTCAACTGCAGTATTACCAACAAAACCTTCTACAAAACCTTTTTTCATTCTAGCAACATTTTTACCAGATTTTGCTACCATGTTTGCAAATCTTGTTTCACGAACAATTGGAACAAAAGATGCTGCAACATTTATTGGATCTAAAAAACTTGTAGCTAAAGATTCTAAAAAGAAAAAACTTTTAGCAAGTTTCCCTTTTGGACCCCTAGCGATAACTTCTGATCTTTCATTTTCTAATTTTTTTCTTTCTACCAGGTAGTCAACTAAACCTGCTCTAGTATCTTTTTCAAAAACTAAACCAAGATCTCCATACTCTTTGTTTAAAAAATCTCTGTCTAAATATTCACTACTTGATTGATATGCTTGAGTTTGTTCTACAGATCTAAATATAGAAGATGTTGGGTTGTAGTTCCAAGCATTCATAAATGTTGCACCTGCAGTATCCCAGAAACCACTTTTAGTTTGATTATATAAAGAACCTATTTCTTGTTCAGATGTTTCAAAACTACCTAATCCAAAATTTATCATTATTTATCATCAGAACTACTAACAATATCAATATTAGTTTCTGGTTTGTTGTTCATAGGTTGTATGTTTTGGTTTTCATCCATAGGAATATCCAGGTAATCTAAACCATCACTTTCGTCTACTAAAATTATATCTTCATTTGTTACTGGGTATTTTAATTCTGTACTCATAATACCTTTGTTGTTTTCAACATCTGTAAAGAAAAATTCTATCTTATCACCATTTGCATTAACAATAGGAGCTATTGTATTGTTATAATCTGAATATAAAATAATACCTGTCATATCTCTATTCATTAACCATTTAGAATTATTTTTAATATTAGCTTTCATTCTATCTTTAACTTGTTCTTCGGTTAAATTTTCTACTCCTGCAAATTTTGCATAATGCATATAACCATCTTCTCCATGAAATTTATCTAAGTAATCTCCACCAGATTCTATATTTAGAAGAATTGCTTCTGCTTTTTGTTCAAGTAATATTTGATTTGTTTTTTTTCCATTAACATCTGTAGGAATCATAAAAGTTTCAGAAGCTGATACTTTGTAATCATTTAAAAACTGTTTAGATGCAGACTCTACTGCTTGACCTATACTCATTTGTTTATACTTTATTTTATATAATGCCGATTTATAAATGGTATCTTCCATGTCTTGAATAAGTTCAGTTTTGTCAACCGACCCTTCTATTTGAACCTCTAAAACATTTTCAAAACTTTCCATTTCTTTTACAATTTTATTTTTAATAGAATTAAATTTTTCACCTTCTGGTATTCTTGCTTTTACTAATTTTTCTAATTCAGTTAAATCTTGTGTGCTTGCAGATAAAATATCTTTTTTTAATTCTATACTGTTTGTGCTTAGAGCAGTAATATAATCTGTTGGTAGCTTTAAATCTGTTAATTGATTTAAAACTTTACCCATATTTTCATTGCCATACATATCGTTAGTAAACATCATAAATTTAAGTTTATCTTCTGCTGAAGTTTCTGGGTCTGTTAGTGTTGATTTAATTTTTTCTATTTCATTATTACTTGCAACTCTAATAGAGCTTTCCGGTATTTCTAAATTTCTTTGTTTTTGAACAACCATTTCTATTAAAGCAGTTTTTTTACTTTTTATTAAAGAAGGATCTGTCTCTGCTTCTAGTTCTTGATAAGCAAGCTCTATATCTGAATCAAATTCTTTTATGGTACCAACAGGATCTTTACTAAGAGATTCTTTTTTTTCTTTAACTATTTTTTTAATATATGCTTCATTAGCTGCACCTTTTACTTCTCCATGTAAATCATAAAATTCTTTTATAAAGCCTTTAGCAACTTCGTCTGTTAAAGATAAAGAAGTATTTAGAATAACTTTATTGTTAGCAGTACGATCTTTTGCAAATGTTTCCTCTGCAATCATTTCGTTTACTTTATTAACAGGTAAAACTAATGAAGCAGTATTCATGTCAAAAGAACTATCTTTACCTTTAGCAATTTTAGCAAGATGATCTTCATACTCAAGTTTAATCATAGGTGCTATGGTTATTTTAGCTTTTTCAATTAATTGTTTTCTTGAATTATAATTTAATCCTACAAAGTCTTTTTCATTCATCAACATTGATAATGCTTCTCTAGGATATTCAGAAATCATTTTATCTGCTTCTAAAAATTTTATTTCATTAGGTATTCCTGCAATCATTCTACCTAATACAGCATCAGACACTTTTCCTTTATAATTTATTGTATATAAATCTTCTAAATCTCTACCTAAAACTTCATAGTCAAATCCATCCTTCATATCCAAAGCTGTAATCATTAATTTAGATTTTTTTTCAGAAACTAAAGTATCTAATGCAATTAAAGTATTTTTTTCAACTGCCGTACTAGTTCTAAAAATTCCTTTCTGCACTTCAGATAAAGCATACTGGTTAAATAAAGTTCTAGAGTTATTGTTACTTGCTAAACCATTGTATTTTTGTATCAACATATTTGATTTGTTTTTAACAATAGCTTGCGCTTGATCATCGTTTTCTAAATTTCCTGCTTCAGTATAAACATCTTGCATATCTCTGATAAAATCATTTTCTAATCTTAATGCTTCTGTTTTATTTTCAAAATCTTTTTTCTTAACTGCGTGTTGTACAATTTCTTTTGTTACGGGTGCTAAAGCAGATCCAATTGTTTGATCAAGACTCATTTGAATATTAGATTTAACAGATCCAACTTCACCTGTTATTGTTGCTTCAGTTGTAAATGTAGGTATTTTTGGCATTAGTATATATCAGCTCCCCCACCATAACCAGACATACCAGTTCCTCTAGTTCCTGGACTTCCTGTTGTGTTTGTTGATGTTCCAAAATTACTCATGTTAAGTAAACTTGTTCCTGTAGATCCTATTGTTTGTATTTGTGCAAGTCTAGCTTGCTCTCTAGCCATTTGACCAGATATTCTAGCAAAGTTTGCTTCTTCAAGTTTTTTAGATTGAGCAACTCTAGAATTATATCTCATGATATTTTCTTGCATATATTTCTCTCTAGCATTTGCTGCAGCAATTCTATATGCTGTGCCTGTTCCAGAAACTACACCAGATTTAGCAAGATTTACTTCTACTTGACCTTTTAATTTTTCGTATGAATTATTGAATCTAGCAATATCAAATTCAGTTTTTTTTTCTATTTGTACTGCTTCTGCTTCTGCTACTTTAGCATTACGTTCATTAACTGCTTGATTAAATTTTCCAATCTTGCCTTGTTGTTGAACTGTTGCTGCACCTATTGCGCCAACTACTGCTGCTTGCCATCCCATTAGAATAACCTCGCATACATATATTGATCTGAACCATCAAAACCAAATTTTCTCATCAAACCTTCTTCCTCTAATCCTAACCATTTAGCAAATTTTAAACCAGTTGTATAGTTTGCTCTTACAGCAGTTTGAACTCGATTGATATTATTTTCTTTAGCAATCCGTGCAAAATCTTTCTTTATTGCTTTCGCAACAACTATAGGATGATCTAAAGCATCTTTAGTTGCTAGTACCCAACCTTCTGCAACACCATCCCAAATAACTTTCATGCCTGCAGCAAAGATAGGTTTACCATCAATCATACCAGTAAATGCTAAATTTTCTTGTTCTAAATTCATTGCGTTACCATTAAACTCCATATCTTTATCCATTAACATATGATTCATTTGTTGCTTCATAATGTATTGACCATGTTCACCTTTATACTTTACAATATTGATTATTCTATCCATCGTTTGTTTGAAGTTTAGGATATAATGACAGTATCGTCAAAGGTAAAGGTTGTGTTTGTCTTACAAATATAAAACCATCTGTTTCATAGTTTCCTCTAAATTCTATTTCTTTATCACCTGTAAATACATTGATACCACTATCCATTGCGTTAGCTGAAGATCTAAAAGGTATTCGTTCCATGTTAGCTAGATCTGGACCAATCTCCACACCAATACTTTCATAAAGTCTAGCAGTAATTTCATATATTCTTTTTGTTTTAGATTGTGATGTACCATTCTGTGAGCCTGCATCTATTCTCATTGTTTGTAATAAAGATGTATAACTTAATCCAACTTTAACTTTACTTGCAGCTCTTTCTAAAGTTATTGATCCAGAACTGACAACCTTATCTGGATGCGTTGCACCATCTGCCAACACAGAAACTGTTTGACCTTCAAGATGAGCAAGACCAGAAATATTTGTAACTGCAGATCCATCGTAAGATAATTGTGAGTCTAAAAAATTAAATGATGTATCATCTGTTTCATCAAAATCATATTGATGAATATATTCTACATATCTTTTTGTAGCACCATTGATTGTTCTTTTTACAATTACCCATGTTTGATATTCTGAATCATCTGTAGGAATTGTGGCAACACTATCACAAACTGCTATACCACTTCCAAATGCTCCACCAAAAATATGTCTATGCCAAGCAACTACTTGTTGTTCTCTTTGATAAGTTAATCCAACTAACTGACCATCATTTCTTGCGCACCATATAACTTGATTAGGTTCTTGTTGATATGACAATTGTTTAAATCCACCTTCAGAAATATGTTCTGCAAGAATAGTTAAATCTGGAGCAACATAACCATCAACATCAAAATTATAAGCTAGTTCTCTTAACTTTCTTCTTGCTCTTTGTAAAAATAATGTTGCGTTACCTACTGCTAAAGCATCTACGTTTGCTGCACCATTGTTAGATTGTTTTTTAATTAATATGTTTGTAGGTGTAATTGCAATATCAGTTCCACCCCCACTAACTGCAAACTCACCACCAGCAGTACCAATAATTAAAGTTCTTGTAGCTGTCATAAATCTAATTGCGTTTACTTGGTTAGATGCAATCGTATAAATAATAGAATCATCATCTGCTACTGTGCCATGATAATTGTCATCCATGTTTTCATAATCACCAGACTTAGAAAAAAATAATGTTTGTGGTTGAGATAAGGTTGCTGCAAATACTAATCTTTGTTCAAAAAAAGTTACGCAAGAAGGATGACCAGTAGTAGAACTAAAAGAACCTAATGCAAAATCTGTTGATGCTGAACCATTTGATATATCTGTTATTACTTCCATATCAACAACAGTTGATGATGTATATCCTGTTATTTTTACATGACCATCAAGCATATGAACTAATCTTCCAACATCAGTTGATAACCAACCTTGATTAGAATTAACCCCAGTAGTTGATGATAAAGTTAATGTACCTGTTTGACCTGCATTAGTATGTGATGCAGTTATAGTTGTTGTTTCAATATTGTGATCCATAAATGGACCATTCGTAAATTCAACACTTGTTAGTGTCCAGGATGTGTGACCTGTTCTAGCTAATTTTTTTACGGGATGATTAGGGTGACATAAGTACATCACATCAGCAGATTGTGCATACTTAATATCAAATAGTTCTGCTTCTAAATAAGGTGATGCTATTTCATAAGCTGAACCACCAGATAATATTTGACCATTGTCTTTATAAAATCTTATGTATTGATCTCCAAACTCTAACATATAAGTTTGTGTTGTACTAAATTCAAAAGGAACCAATCTTGTTTCTTTAGAACTATCTTTTACTTCTGCTACAAACTGTGAACCAGATCTTCTTGCTGCACTTCCATGAGGAAACACAATCATGTTTTCTAAAGTCTTACATCCTGTAGGGTATTTTTGTAAATCGTTTCTACCATCAAGTCTTGGTGATAATTCTCCACCTGTGAAGTTCGTTAATTGAACAGCAACTCTAGCCATAGGTTAGTACCTTGCGTTTATAAAAGAAGAAGATCCAAGAACATCTGATTGACCATTATCTGGATTAGTATTTTGACCTTCTGTAGCATCTACAAATCTTGCTTCTCTTAATTTGTCTTGAAATAAATTATACATATTAGAAGCAGTAGGATTGGATGAGGTAACTGCATAAGCAATGTCTGCTGCTAGTGATGCAGAAATTGTTTCTCTTAATAATTCATCGTACTGATTAGCATCTGTAATTCTTGCAACATATTGAATTTTTACTGTGTCATGATTTGCTACAACTTTTCTACCTTCAACTTTAAAATCATAATCATAATTTAATATTCCAAGAACTCTCAAGCAATCAGAAGGTAGTGTAAACTGATAACTAAAACCCCATGAAGGAGTTTCTGTATCTCTTGCTAGTTCAACTCTTTTAATTAAACAGTTCCAGGGATGAGATCTAAATAAACTATCTCTAACTTGTGTATATCTTGCGTTGCAAAGTCTTGCGTTTTTTGAATCTTCTGTAAGTGATAATATTGTTGACGCACCTAGTTGATTTAATGCTCCATTACAAATGTCTACTACTGATGCCATACTACTTCCTTATAATATATTTGCGTCTGATTTGTCTATCTTTTTCTAACGCAAAGATTTCTTCTGTTGTTCTACCTTGTTTTGTATCAAAACCATAATGATTTTTACCATCATTCTTAAATCTATCTACTAAAACATATCTATAAACATGATCTCCTTTTTTAAAATGTAGAACAGTTTGTAGATCTTTAATTTGTTTCATGCACTCTAGGGGGTTTCCACTCTCGCTTCCACCCCCTAAAATTTATTTACTATGCTTCGTGAGCAAGTATTTCTACAACTTTAGCTTCTTCCATTCTAGTTGCACCGAATGCAGCAGAATAGTAAACTTGAGTTGCGTAACCTTTATCAGATCTTTCATCGATTCTAGCAGTAGAGTCTTTACCCATAGCTAATGCAACACCATCTTGTACGAAAGCGATACATTTTCTTTTGCTTGAAGCGATTGTTAGTCTGTTAGTTACACAGAAATCAAAACCTAAGAAAGTATTAACATCACCAGATGCTAACGCTTTTACTGTGTTGAAATCACTTGAAGTTACTTCAGTAGTTCCTAATAGATCTGTGATCTGTTTTGGAGATACGATGATGTATCTTTTTAGTGAAGGATCAACATCAGCTAGATCGATGATTTCTTTTGCTTGTCTTAATTTAGCAATAGTTAAACCAGCAGTTCCAGCTTCAGCAATCTTTTGGCTAGAAGGTAATGCAACAGCAGTACCACCAGCAACACCTGTGTCAGATGAACCAGTTGCAGCAGCGATGATAGCATCATCCATTGCTCTACCCATTGCATAAGCAGCAGCTTGTGCGTAGCTAGAAGTAGGATCTACTAACATTCTTACTTTATCTAGATCATCAACTAAGTCTGCGAACTCGTAGTCAACAAGTGAAACTCTTCTTCTTGAGTGAGGAGTATCTGCTTGTGGAGTGTCAGAGTGTCTAGTTGATCTTACTGTAGCAGTAACGCTTCCGATTTGATCGAAGAATGCGTTCTTACCAGTTACAGATTCTAATCTTACTTTATCTCTAAGAAGAGAACCTTTTTGTTGTGATAACATTTGTATATTTGAACTGTATTGTTCTACAAATGCTTTTGTTATTTCAGTTGACATATTATGTCTCCTTAATTGTTAAGTTAATGTTAAAACAAAACAGAGACGTTATCAGAAATTCTGGCTTCTCTTGGATTTAAAGTCTTTTAGACTACAAGTCTATTCCTTGTTGTCAGTAAGGTTCTTTCGAATTGTCTTACTTTTCTTAGGCGAATTTTCATTCGCCTTAGAAACCCATTTATAATATTCTTCGCAGATTGGCAAGGGATTAGATTTTTGATTCTCTGATCCACTCTCTACAACAATACGAAGTATTTCTAATCTTAGTTCTTGATTATCCATTAATCATTGTTCTCAAAGTAAATACTTGTTGCACTACCTTATCATGATCTGGATGTGCTTTATTCCAATATGGACCATCTCTATCATTAACAAGTTTGCTAATTTCGGCTTCATAATCTGTACCTCTATCAACATTCTCACTTTCTGTACTTACTAATTTATCTTCAGACATTAAGTTTGCAATACTTGCAAAACCTTTAATCACAGAAGGATGATCTCCAATACGAGTACCATCTTTTAATTCCATGTTAAGAATATCTTCACTCATGTTTGCTTTAGCAATGGCACCAGCTTTTTTAATATTCTCATCATAAGATCTACCCCACTCTTTACGAAGTTCTTGTTCTGCATTTGCTTGAGCAGTTTCAGTTTCTACTCTTGCTGCTTGAACAGATCCTTCCATAGAATTTTTATAGAACTCTAGAATACCTTGCGCTTGTTTATTATTTAAACCAAGTTGATGAGCATTCTCTGCAAATTGTTTTATTGCAGTTTCATCTAATGGAGCTGTTTCTGATTTTACTTCTAACTTGTATTTGTCTGCAGATTCTGGTCTGCCAAGTTTTCCATATACTTCATTCCATTGATCGTCTGTTGAGTTTTCATTTGGTACTGCAACTTTGTCTTGACCAATCATTCTAGTTGCGTTGATATAACTTTTAGCTAACGCATCTATTTCAGTAAATTTAGAAATGTTAGGATCGTTTCTAAACTCTTCCGAGATTGTTTCTTTCCAAGATTTAGCAACAGTTGAAGGTTGTTCAATTGCTTGAGGAGTGTCTGTAGTAGTTTGTGTTGTCTCTTCTACAGGCACATCAGTTTGTGTTATCTGTTCATTTGACATTTTTATTCTCCTTTTGTAGCATTTGTTTTATAAATAGAAGTACGCTACGTTGACCTTCCATATATGCACTCTCATGGCTATCACCTTTTATGTTAGTGGTAGAATGATAATGACATCTTTTTTCTAAGTCAGACAAAACCTCTTTGCCTTCGTCTGTATTAAAAATATATTGATAATTGTCTTTTAGTTTTTTAATTATGTTTTCCAACTGTTTATTTGTTTCCATATTATTCTGCGTCTGAATTAGCTACTGCTTGCGCTTCTTCTGGCAATGCTTTTGCTAATGGCGCTACTTTTCCCCCTGCTTCTGCTAGTTGTTGTACTTGTTGCATTTGTTGCATTTGTTCTTGTTGTTGTGCTGCTTGTTGTCTTTCGGCATTTAGTTCAGCTTGTGGCTTCAAAATTTTTTGAGGTACACCAACAATGCTAGTTAGATGTCTAACTAATTTATCCATATTGATATGATCGAATACTGGAGCAACATTTGATAAGCTACCCATAATTTCAATTGCTCTCATAATTGATTGTAGTTCAGTAGATTTTTGTGCTTTAGCAAGTGGCGATACATATTCAATTTCTATTTCTTGACCAGATAAAAAGTCTGGTGCTTGTGCAAATAAATTTCTTCTCATTAATATTGCAAAGGCTCTATCAATTAATGGTTTTAATAATTCAGATTGAAGTCTACCCAAAACCGGTCCAAGTAATCTCATCTTCTCTTCGTTACGTTGAATAACTTCTGTTGCTGTCATTTGTGGACCATCTTGCATCATAAGTTGATTAACATAAAAAGCATTTCTAATTGAGTTTCTTCTTTGCTCTTCCATGTTTAAACCTAGTGTATTGTTTGCACCAATGTTTAAAGGTTCAATTCTATCTCTAGTTCCTGCTCTGTAAAAATTTAAACCACCTGGTACTGTTCTTACAGGCAACATAAAACCATCATCTGGAACAAGTAAAGGTGGATCAACTTGTTTCTGCGCAGATTTGATTATAGTTTTTGACATTTCATTTAGCATCTTAACGTCTGGCAAAGCTGTCATTGCAGGAGATCTACCATAGATTTCGTGTGATGCTTTTAAGTATCTTGGTACTACAAAAGGAAACTCTCTAAAACCAGATACAGATAACTCGTCTCCACTATCTGCGTCTAAGTATACAGATTCAAACTTCATGTTTTCTTTGTCTTGTTTCTTAGGATCAAAGTCTGCTCTAGGATAAACTGCATGAAGTATTTCTACTTCTTCATAAGGATCTTTCTTTGCTATAACTGCAATGTTAGTTGATACGCTACCAAACTTTTGTATTGCAGCTCTTGCAGATATTTTAAACTTTCTAAATACTGTATCAATTCTACCTTTATCATTTTCTGAAATATACATTTCATTAATGTGTCTTGTAGAAAATTTTATATTATCTTCATCATCTTCTTCGATAAACATTGCTGCCGTACCAAATGTAATTAGATCATGATACAGTTCAAATATTTCTTGTTGAAAGTTTGATTGATTGAATGCAGAGTACATAACTTCAGTAGCAGATTCCAACCATTCTTTTGCTTCATCTTCTCCTTCCATTCCTTCGCTTTTAAATTTTAAAGAGAACCAAGGTGTAGACGGATTTGTCAACATACCATGTAGTGATGCTGATAATAATTCTACTGATTGTAATGGTGAGCTATCAAAAATAAGTTCAGTTCTTTTATCACCTTTAGATCTTGTTTTAGTTACATCAGCTTTTCTTGGTTGCATATAGTCTGCAACTTCTTGCCAATGACTTTCCCAATTTTGTCTTTGAGTTTTTAATCTATCAAATCTTGATAATAAAATTTTTGCTTTTTCTGATTGCGCCATACTATCTACCTAATAAACTTGGTTTGCCTAATGTCAAGCTACCAGTTGCACCAGTAACTCCTGTCATGATTGTTGGAGATCTTCCTTTAGCTTTTGCTTTTCTTTTTCTTAACAAGATTGGATCTTCAGCTTCTGTTGCTTTACTTTGAGAAACTTCTGCAGTAGTTGGTGCAGTTACTTCTGGAGCTTGCACTACTTGACCACTACTTGGTGTTGCGCCACCACCATCACCACCATTACCAACACTAACTGTTTTTGTTGGTGAACGCATGGGAGTTACTCCTGCTGCTTGACCTTCATAATCCATTTTATTAGCTTTAGATTTTTTTACACCTCTAACAATAGCACCTACTACTCCACCACCTTTAACAAAGTCTCCTACTTTTTGTAGTGTAGTTTTTGGTTTAGTATAACCAAACTTTGTTCGGTTATTGTCTCCACCCCCACCACCAGATGAACTATTAGATCCCATTACTTACCAAATGTTAAAGAAGATTTAGTTTCAGATTTAACTTCTGTTTTTACTTCTGACTTAACTTCTTGATTAATACCCACACCATTATCTAAGTCATCCATATTGCTAACAACTTTTTTTGCTGCAGGTTTCTTTTTTGTAAATGCTTTCTTAATTTTATCTAACATATTATTCTCCTAATAAAGTTTTAAGTTTGGTTTCTTCAGATTCTTGTAGACCAAGTGGTCCAGTAAGTATTGTAGACTTTCTGCCTTTTCTTTTTCTTTCAATAGCAGCTTGTTCTTTTGCCATTTTTGCTTCTTCTTCTGGTGAAAGTTCTGGTTCTGGAGCTTCAACAGGAGCCGGTGGTGGTGGCAACGCTGGCATTTTTGGTTTGAATATTGATCCCATAATTAAATAATCCTATAACTATTATCTGCTACACTTTGTGGCGCAGTTTGTCTAGTATTTAATTCTTGTAAACCCACTGCTAGATACCTCATCGCATCGCAAGCATGACTACTCCAATCATGCACAGGCTTTGATCTAAACATTCTTGACTTGTCTACATACTTCCTGTGGTAATGTCTTAACGCATCTATTAACTTTTTGCAATGGTCTGTATCAAACCAACATCTGTTGAGCAACATGGTTACTGCATGAATACCTTCTTCTACTGGTAGCTTCGGTACTACCTTAAACCTAACTCCTAACTGATACGCTATCTCTCTTCTGGTTTTGCCATTGCCAAACTCCTGTACATCAATGTCGTGTGGAGCAAAGTGATCTTTGTAGATGTAAGGTTTTTCGTTTAGCATCTGAATATAGTGAGGTAAGCCATGACCTCTTTCTTCATGGTAATCTATTATCTGTACTGCCGTACCTTTCTGTTGAAAAAATATTATGCTACTGTGGTCTGCGACACCGAGATCCCAGGCAGTTGAGACAGGCAAAGTAGGATCGTAGGGAACTCTAGATAATTGTTTCTTGTCATCTAGTTTAGCTATCTCTTCTCCGTATATGGCTCCTTCAATGTTGGCTATCCAATCACACTCAAATTCTTGCAGGTACTTCTTCTCACCCATAACTTCTTTTGCTTTATCTAACTCTTCCTGGTCGACTATCTTTGTTTCACTTGCTTTAGCTTTGTAGTTAAACCAATCTTCTGCACCATTGGCGTGTTGGTATAGATCATAGAAGTTGTTGTTCATTCCTGCTGGAGTTCCAATAAAAACACAATAACCTTTTCTGTCAGAAAGAGCCGGTCTAATTATCTCTGCAAATAGTTTGCCGTCTATATTTGCGTACTCATCAATAACGCAGCCATCCAGGTATATACCTCTAAGACCATCCGAGTTCTCTGCACCTAGTAATGTTATCCTAGCACCATTAGGTAGATCTACTCTTAACTCTGTTTCATTGAACTTTGTTGATGGGATTTTATCAGTAAACTGTTTCATATAATCCCAGGCAATGCTTTTTGCCTGCTTGAATGTAGGAGCTATGTATGCAAATCTTGGGTTCTTGTGTGGACACATTAAGGCAGATTTAATTAAGTGGTTGATCATGCATACTGTTTTACCGAACCTTCTGTGGCAAACTAGCACACTCCATCTATGATTGTTAATTTGTTTATGTAGAAATGCTTGATGTTTTCTTGGTGTATAAGGAATTTTAATATTCATTAGTGTATCATTTTTGATCTATCACTATAATCTATTGGTTGATAATCTACTCCTAGTGTTACCATTACATAGTTTATAAATAAATCTGCAGATTGTTTGTTAGGTATGCCAATAAACTTTACTGTTACTGAATTAGTTTTCTCATCTATAAAAGCAATACAATCAAAATCGTCTGTGTCTAGATAAGCCATATACCATATCTAGTGGATTTGAAAAAAAATAAAACAAAAAAGTGTTTCTGTATAACTGGCTAGGTGTTTGTGTGTCTGTTGAAATTATCCATGTATATATATATAATAATTTGCTAGTAAAATCTGGGGTATACCCCCCTGGCGCAATCTTTATTTTACCAGGAAAAAGACAAAAATATTACTATTGATAATAAACGACTATCAATACTAAAATAAAAAACTCTTTATATTTTAAAAAATCATTGCCGTTGTTCATGATGCGTAAACAGAAAATTGATTGCTTTGTTTTTGGATAGTGAATTAACTCTAATTTTAACTCTAATTCTAATTCCAATTTAAATAAACATTAGAATTATTCTAATCTATATATGCGTCAATCTGTCATGTTATACTTTTAGATTATATCTATAATTTTATTTTATAAAATAAATACAAACAAAAAGGAAACATGACTAAAATAATAAAAAATAAAGAATACTCAATTAAAACAATGATTGAAGAGAATTCAAAAAATATACAAATAATAGATAGTTTATTTTTTAATATTCAAAATCTTGAAATTCAATCAAATATATTAATTGATCTTTTAGAAAATGCTTCATTTTTAACTTTAAAAGATATTTCACTAAAGTGCCAAAATGAGATTAAAAAACAAAATAAAGGTGGAAATAATGTTTAGTAAATTATTTAAAAAAATAGACGGTTTAATGCAAAATTTAACATTAATAACAATTTATCTTATTTTTGCTTATTTTATGGTGCAAATATTAAGATATATTTTATTTATTTAATGCGACCGAATAGCGCATTTAAACCTATTAAAAAATAAATACGATTATAAAAAAACAAAAAAGGAAATAAAAAAATGGAAAAAATGACAATAGAACAATTAAGAAATAGATCTTATAAAATACCAGGAAATCTATTAAGAAAGGGGGATAATCCCAAATTAAATAAACACACAAAAATTGAAGAGTTAAAAAAATATTGGGAAATGCATTTAAATTTAATCCCGGCTTCAATTTCCGGGTTCAATACTTGTGGTAGTTCATCCGAGGGTTGCCGAAATGCTTGTCTTCACGCTTCTGGAAATCCGGTTTTTATGAGCCAAAAAACATTGGGTCGAACTAATAGAACTCTATTTTATTTCAAAGAGCGTGCAAAATTTTTATCAATGGCTTCAAAAGAATTAAGAAATTTTGAAATTCTTTGCAAAAAACATGGATTAAAACCGGTTGTGAGATTAAACACAACCTCGGATATTATGTGGGAAAATCATAATTTAATCCAAACTTTTAAAAATATTCAATTTTACGATTATACAAAGCATTTTAAACGTATGATGAAATATTTAAAGGGGGAATTGCCGGAAAATTATCATTTAACATTTTCATTAAACGAAAAAAATCACAAAGAGGGTTTTGAAGTTTTAAAGTGTGGGGGAAATGTTGCAA